ATGCCGACCGACACTGCCATAATTCACGCCCTTAATTTTGAAATGATCACCGATGGTGTCCCTCCGTGTCAGCTGCTGCTGGTTCCTGCCGGTAACCGGGTCACCGGACGTGATGGCCGCTCCTGGTCTAACCCGGATCCCCAGGCTATCCTTAATTTTTTCTCCGCCAGCAATCTCGATATCCATATTGACATCGAACATTCCACCCAGCTGAAAGCTCCCAAGGGTGAACCAGCTCCGGCGGTCGCCTGGGGCAAGTCCCTGGAAGTCCGACAGGACGGTTCTGTCTGGGGAAACTTTGACTGGAACAGCTCCGGTGCTGATCTGGTCTCAAACAAACAGTACCGCTACTACTCTCCGGCCTACATCATCGACCGTGCCACCAATGCCATCGTTGGCATTAAAAGCGTCGGCCTTACCAACAGCCCCAATCTGAACGTGCCGGCGTTAAACCGGGAACAAAACAATATAAAGGAGCACAGCATGGAACAATTACCCGCATTACTGGCAGTTCTCGGCCTGGCCGCGTCGGCACCATTTGACGAAGCCCTCAACTCCATCACCAAGTTAAAAGGTGATCTGACCGTGGCCCTTAACTCGGCGGCATCACCACCCCTGGACAAGTTTGTCCCCAAAGCCGATTACGATCTGGCACTGAACCGCGCTACTTCCGCCGAAGACAAGCTGACCGCCCAGGAGAAAGCAACTCTGGAGACCGCCATCAACAGCGAGATCGAAACAGCCCTCAAGGCCGGAAAGATCACGCCGGCTACTCAGGAGTATCACGTCGCCCAGTGTCATCAGGAGGGGGGGCTCGAGCGTTTCAGGGCTTTTGTCGCTGCCGCTCCTACTGTCGCCGGTGACAGCAATCTGGCCACGAAGAAACCGGGCGAGACCGACACGGCATTGAATGCCGAGCAGGCACAGATGGCCGCAATGTTCGGTAACAGCGCCGCAGATATTGAAAAATACAGCAAGTAGGGGCGCGGGCTCGCCCCGCCCTTGTTGCATATCACCTGAAAGCGGGCGGGCCAAGGCCGCGACCGTACAAAGACAGAAACAATTTTAAGGAGGATTAAATCATGGCTTTAACTGCTGATCGTAACACCCCGTTTAAAGACGGCGAGATTATTGTTATCCCCGTGGCTGCCGGTAAGAAGATATTTGCCGGAGCCCTGGTCGCTGCTAATGCAACCGGGTTTGCTACCCCCGGCGCAACCGCCGCCACCCTGACGTATCTCGGCAGGGCTGAAGAGTTTGTCGATAACAGCGCTGGCGCTGACGGAGCCACAACCGTCCAGATCCGGCGCGGCAAGGCGTTCAAGTTCAAGACCGCCGCCGGTGATCCGGTTGTCCAGGCTGATCTTGGCAAAACCTGCTGGATCACTGACGATGAGACCGTTTCCAAAACAAACGCAGGCGGCACTACGCAATCGGCTGCCGGCAAGGTAGTCGGTGTCGAAAGCGACGGCGTCTGGGTCCAGTAGGGGCGCGGGCTTGCCCCGCCCTTGTTGCATATCATCTGAAAGCGGGCGGGCCAAGGCCACGCCCCTACAAAGGAGAATTTTATGATTATCAATGCAGCTGTCATCAGCGACATCTTTATCAACCTGAAGACCACCTTTAACAAGGCCTTCGATACCGCTCCCGCAGTCTGGCAGAAGATCGCCATGCGCGTTCCGTCCACCGGCAAACTCAATACCTACGCATGGCTTTCAAACTTCCCAAAGATGAAGAAGTGGGCCGGAGACAAGGCCGTCAAGGCGCTGTCGGCGTTCGGCTACACCCTGACCAATGATGATTTTGAGGCCACGGTAGAAGTTGACCGCAACGATATTGAGGATGATCAACTCGGCATCTATGCCCCTCAAGCAGAAATGGCCGGTTTTGCCGCCAAGCAGTTCCCTGATGAAGGGGTTATCGGTATCGTTAATGCCGCGTTCACCTCTCCTTGCTATGACACCCAGTATTTCTGCGATACTGATCATCCGGTCATAGATCCGGCCACGGGCGCAGCCGCCAGTGTTTCCAACAAAGGGGCGACGGCGCTCTCTTGTGCCACCCAGGCACTGGCAATCGGCTCGCTCGGCGCGGCCCGCACCGCTATGAAGAAGTTCAAAAACGATGAAGGGCAGCCGCTCAACATCACCCCCAATATTCTCCTTGTGCCGCCTGCACTGGAAAGCGTCGCTTTTGTTCTGGCAAACAACGAGCGCCTGGATGACGGCAAGGCCAACCCGTATAAGGGCACCATTGAAGTTGTCTGTGATGCGCGTTTGACCAGCGACACCGCCTGGTTCCTTCTCGATACGACCAAGCCGGTCAAGCCGTTCATCTATCAGGACCGCAAGTCCCCGGTATTCGTTCAGGCGACTGACCCGCAGTCAGATGATGTTTTTACCCGTAAAAAGTTCAAGTTCGGCGCCGAGGCACGAGCCGCATTTGGATATGGCTTCTGGCAGCTCTGCTACGGCACCCCTTAATTAATCAGAGAGTAGGGGCACGGCGCGCCGTGCCTTTACCAAACCCAGGGCACGGCGCGCCGTGCCCCTACCAAAGGAAAAACCATGATCAGTATCACATCGCGACAAGACGGCTTTCGCCGGGGCGGCATCGCCCACCCGAAAGAGGTAACTGAATATCCGGACGGCGCTTTCACTAAAGAGCAACTCAAAGATCTGCAGGCTGAACCGATGCTGGCGGTCGAAGTTGCAAAAGACAAAGAAGAGAAAAAGAAATAACCACCCCCCAGCCCCCTCCTTATAAGGAAGGAGGGGGGGCTAAAAGCTCCCCTCCTATTTGGTGGTAAGGTTCTAAAGGCGCCATATGTACACGACTCTCGATAAAATAACCGGCCAGCTCAGTGAATCAACCGTCATCCAGCTTACCGATGACGAAGGGCTCGAGGTTGTCAATACCGCCCGCGTCGATGAAGCAATTGCTAACGCCGACGCGGTGATCGACGGGTATTGTTCCGGCCGCTACGTGGTGCCGTTTGATCCGGCTCCGGCCATCATTGCCAAGTGCAGCCTGGATATGGCGATCTACAATCTTTATGCCCGCCGGGTTGAGACGATGCCCGAGGTACGGGACAAGAGTTACGCCAATGCTATCAAGCTGCTGGTTTCAATCGCCAAGGGGGAAGTGCTCCTTAATGGCAGTACGACTCCGCCGCCTGCACCCGATACGGCGCGCAGCGGTATGGCTATTACTCCGGTTCGGCAGTTCAGCCGCGATACGCTGCGGGGGTTATAGGTTATGCCGCTCGATGTGATTACCGCTATTGAAGAGGCTGTTGTAACTCACCTGACGGGGCTGGTCCCGGCGCTTAAGGGGGGGGTACAAAAAGATTCCCGCCAGTTGCTGCGCGATACGTCGGTGGCGGTGGCTATTCTGGATGGGAGGTTTGAGCCGCACGGTCAGGTGTGCTCTCGCTGTGATTGTACTGTCAGTGTGTTGCTAAAGTTTAAAAACGTGCAGTCGGAGAGTGCGCGGCGCAAGGGGATTAACCCGCTCGTTACAGCCGTGGTACAGGGCCTGCTCGGGCAGAGGCTGGGTTTGGGTATCGGGCCGCTGCAGCCTAAGTCGTTTGGCGATGTGACCAGCGAAGATAAGTACGAGGCGGGGGTTATTGAGTATTTGATTGAGTTTACTACCTGGTACGATGTGCTGCCGCTGGAAGAAGACCAATTAGCGCCCCTTTTGATCCGCTTAACTACAGAAGACAACTTTGGTAACACAGGAGAAATCGCATGAAAGATTACGTTTATTCCGGGCCGCTTTCCGGCGTGAGTCTGAAGGGGCATGGCGATATCATGCTGATCCCCGGCGCTGCCGTCCGGCTGCCATCAGACAATGCGTACACCGGGAGGCTGATCCGCAAGGGGTGGCTTGCCGAAGCATCGGCACCGGAGCCAGTGACAGAACCAGTGACAGAACCAGAACCAGAAACCCCAAAACGGAGGAGATAACCGATGGCCGCTAATTTTTTACATGGAGTTGAAACGATTGTTGTTGAAAAGGGCGCCCGCCCTATTACCGGCGTCAAGACTGCCGTTATCGGTGTTATTGGTACTGCTCCCATGACGGCAGAGACAACGCTTAACCAGCCGATTATCATCCGCAATCCGGTTGACGCTGCCAAGTATTATGGCGTGTCCGCAAGCGGCTTTACTATCCCTGATGCGCTTGACGCGATCTTTGACCAGGGCAACGGTCCGATCTGCATTGTGGTCAACGTCTGCGATCCTGCTACCCATAGCACGGCGATAGCTGCCGAGGTAGTTGCCAAAGCTGCCGACGGTACGTTTGTCCTGGCGCACAAGGGTGTTACCGCTGTTGTTATCACCGCCCCTGTCGGCTGCGTCGTCGATGTTGATTACACGGTCGATGCTGCAAGCGGCGTTATCAGCCGGGTGGTAACCAGTACGAAGATCATTGCCGAGACCGCATCACTGACCGTCGGTTACAGTTATACCGACCCGACCACGGTGCTTGCATCCGATGTTATCGGACAGGTGGATGTTGACGGCAACCGCAGCGGCTTAAAATCACTGGTTGGCACCTACAACCTTTTCGGCTTTGTGGCAAAGATGATTATCGCACCTGGTTATTGCACACAGGAAGCGGTTTCAACCGAGATGATTGCCGTTGCCGAGCAGCTCCGCGCTATGGCGCTGATTGATGCGCCTATCGGCACCACTGTGCAGGAAGCGATTGCCGGCAGGGGACCTTTAGGAACAATCAACTTCGAGACCTCCAGCAAACGGGCGATTCTCTGTTTTCCGCACGTCAAGCGCTATGACCTTGTCACCAATACGGAAGTGTTAGAGCCGTTGTCACAGCGTCTTGCCGGTGTTATTGCCGCCAAGGATGCCGACAAGGGGTACTGGTGGAGTCCGTCAAATACCGAAATAAAGGGTATCACCGGTTCTGAAATCGCTATCAGCGCGCTGATTAACGATAGCACCACCGAGGCGAACGCGCTGAATGAGGCGGGTATCGTGACGCTGTTCAACAGTTTCGGCACCGGCATCCGTGCCTGGGGTAACCGGTCGGCGTCATTCCCGACTAACACCAGCCCGGCCAACTTCATCAATGTACAGCGCACAGCCGATATGCTGCATGAGTCGATTGAATACGCGATGCTGCAGTTTATCGATATGCCGATTAACCAGGCGCTGATTGACAGCATCCGTGAGAGCGTCAACGGTTTTATCCGCACGCTGATCATGCGTGGTGCCTTGATCGACGGCAAGTGTATTTTTGACGTGGCAAAGAACCCGGTTACGGAGATCGCCGCCGGACACTTGACCTTTGATCTTGAATTTATGCCGCCGACACCGTGCGAGCGAATCAGCTTTGAATCGTTCATCAACATAGAGCTGCTTAAGGCGCTGAAATAGGGGCGCAAGGGACAAGGGCGGGCGCAAGGCACCGCCCCTACGGAATGGCGTAAACGGAAAATAATAATGATCGTAGGGGCTTTTTGGGGCGCAAGGCACCGCCCCTACTCATAAAAGGAGAACTCTGATGGGTATAGAAATCAAACGCATTACCAACGCTAATGTGTATGTGGACGGTAACAGTCTGCTTGGCAAGGTTGACGAGTGTAAGCTGCCTGAAGTGAAGGTAACTATGAGCGAGCATAAGGCGCTTGGCATGCAGGGGAAGTTAGAGTTTCCCAGCGGTATTGACAAGATGGAGGCTACTTTTAAATGGAACAGCCTGTACTCCGATATACTGGCAAAAGTGGCCAATCCTTTCAAAGCGGCTGCGGTCCAGCTGCGCGGCAGTCTGGAAACGTACGGCAACGAGGGACGTACCGCCGAAGTGCCTGTTGTAGTTTACCTGACCGGTACGTTCAGCAAGTTTCCGCTTGGCGGCTTTAAACAGCACGACAATGTTGAAGCCGAAACGACCATGAACGTGACTTATTGCCGAATTGAGATCGACGGGCGGGCTTTGCTGGAGTTTGACGCGCTGGCGAACATCTACAAGGCTGACGGTGTTGACCTGCTGGCTAACTATCGCACCAACATCGGGGGGTAATGTGAACAGCACCGAGATCCATGCACGGCTGTACAGGATAGGGCTAGAGCAGGAAACTCTTATGCGCCGGATTGAAGAAGCGGCGTTCCAGGTTCGTGAAGCGGCAACTGCAAGCGACGTGTCCGCCGGGTCTTTTGCTCTGCTTAACAGAGGTCTTATGTTGGAAAAGGTGGCGGTGATTGCCGCCGATGGTGTAGCCGCCAGACGGTTATTGCAGGAGCTGAGCATAGAAAAGAAGCGACTGGAGGGGGGGCTGAATGAGTGAAATAATTCTGAAACATCCGTTCAACGTGGGCGGCAAGAAGGTTGAAAAGCTGGAGTTGCGCCGTCCTACCGTTAAGGATTTGCGGACTATGGGACGGTTTGGAAATAGTGAGGAGGATAAGGAAATCGGCTTGATTGCGACGCTCTGCAACCTTGTTCCTGAAGATCTGGATACTATGGACCTTGCCGATTACAAGGCGATTCAAGACTCCTTTCGCGGGATGCTTGATTAAAATTGATGATCTGCGGGCGGGGATGGGATTTCTTGCCCGCAGGTTCAAATTTCAGCCGACCGAAATTGATGCTCTTGAAGTAGATGAGTTTAACTGGTGGTGCGGCGAGGGTGTCCGGCAGGTGAAAGAGGAAAACGCGGCTTAATCCATTCGTTCAAAAGTCGAAACCATAACGGAGTGCCCCTGTAATGTCAACGTCACTTAACATAGCGCTTGTTATCTCTGCGGCATTATCAGGGTCAGTTCAATCTGTCCTGGGTGGTGTGCAAAAGACGCTTGTCAAGCTGGGTGATACGACCAAAGAGCTGACCGACCGTCAAAAACGGCTTGGCTCAGTTATCAAAGATCTTTCTCTTAATTCCCCTCATCTCTCCAGTATGCAGCACCGTTACCGGGAGATCGGCACGGCTATTGACCTTGTCTCCAGTAAGCAGAAGCGGCTCAATGCCCTGATACGGCAGGGCGCAGCTATCAACCAGGCGCGTGATGGCTACAAGAGCAGTATGTTTGAGACAGCCGGGCAAGCGGTTGCGGTTGGTGCTCCTGTTTATAAGTCGGTACGGCTGGCCGGTGATTTCCAGGATCAGTTGCGTGACATCTCCATCACCGGTGAATTCAGCAAAAAAGAAGAGGCTGTGCTGGGGGCTACTCTCCGCGAGAACGCGCTGCGCTTCAACCAGACGCAGGAAGATTTGTCAAAGGGTATCGGCGTTCTGGTGGCTGGTGGTATCTCTTCATCAAAAGAGCTGGCAGCGTTTGCGCCGGTACTCGCCAAGGCGGCAACGGCGACCCGTGCGAGTGTTGAAGATCTGGGCAGCGTTTTTCTCGCCATGCGCGACAATCTGAAAATCAGCGCCAAGGATTCCGAATCAGCCCTTAATATGCTGGCGTATGCCGGTAAAAAGGGACAGTTCGAGTTGAAGGATATGGCGGCATGGCTGCCACGGCTTGCGCCTCAGATGGCGGCTTTGGGCCTGACCGGCAAAGAAGCGGTGGCAGAGATCGGTTCTGCGCTGCAGATTGCCCGCAAAGGGGCAGGCAGCAACGATGAGGCGGGTAACAACTTCCGCAATTTTCTGGCAAAAGTCACCTCTCCGGATTCGATTAAGGATTTTGCCAAAGCGGGTATTGACCTGAAGGGTGACCTTGTCAAGCTCCGTGCTGAGGGGCTAACCCCGATGCAGGGGATGCTGCAGCTGATTACGCAGTATATGGGAACCAAGGGGCCGGAAGCGGCTGGAGAGTTTACCAAGGCTCTATCGATCAAGGACGCGGCAGAGCGTGAAGCGGCAATATCCCGGCTACAGGAAGCGTACAAGCTGGGAGAGCTGTTTCAGGATATGCAGGCGATGAACTTCATTAAGCCTGCTATCGCTAATGCTAAGGAGATGGCAAGCATCAAGCAGGGGGCGCTGGATGCCGGGGGTACGGACCTGCTGGGGGCCGACCTTGCCAAACGGATGGAGGGGTTTAATGAGCGCTGGAAGGGGTTTTCTATTCAGCTTAAAGAGCTGGGTATCTCTCTTGGCAATGCTCTTTTGCCGCCATTGTCTGCAGCTCTGTCGATGCTGTTGCCGGTTGTCGGTTTGGTAGGCAAGTTGGTGACAACGTTCCCTCGCTTGTCGGGTGCTTTGGTTCTTGTCGTTAGCGGTCTGCTGGCCGGCAAGATGGCGATGCTCGGCTTTTTGTATCTGAAATCGATGATAAGCGGGTTCTTTCTGAGTGTGCAGATTGCCTCTGCTTCAGCCTCTGCAAAGCTGGCGATCTTCAGGGTTCAGACGCTTCTGGCGGGTGGGGCGATGCGGACGCTGAATCTCAGCATGCTGGCCAATCCGCTGATACTTGCCGCCACTGCTGCTGTTCTCGCCCTGGGCGCTGCTGTTTACCAGTTGAAAAAGCACTGGAGTACATTGAAGCAGCCAGGCTTTTTGAAGGATCTGGCCGGGTGGATCGGCAGTTTACCCAGGGCGATGTTTACTGCCGGAGTAAACATTATTACCAGTCTGTTTGAAGGGATGAAAAAGGCGTTTAACAAGCCGGTTGAACTGATGAAGGGTCTGGCAACGAGGCTTAGAGGTTTCCTGCCCTTTAGTCCGGCCAAAGAGGGGCCGCTGAAAGATATCCACCGCGTGCGCCTGATCGAAACAATAGCAGAAAGCATGCGACCCACTCCGATGATCAAGGCGATGCGCACGGCGACGGCAGCTACGATGGTTGCGGCGTCCGCATCGTTTGCCATGCCTGCGGGTGTGGCCGCGCCACAACAGCGCACGGCAACGGCGACGGCAGCGGCGCAACAGGCGGCTACACATATTACCTTTGCGCCGGTTATCAATCTGGCAGCGGGCGCACCGGATGAAGTCCGCCATCAGGTTGACCAGGCACTGAAGCTTTCACAATCAGAGTTCGAAAAAATGCTGAGGCGTGCAAAGCAGAATGAAGCGCGCAAAGGGTTTGTCTGATGGCATATCTCATTCTCGGTGATATCGGTTTTGCACAGCTATCCAGTCCAAGAGGGCTATCAGACAGCCTGTCTATCAGCTATGCAGAGCACCTGACAATCGAAGGCAAGCCGCTTTTGCAATACACCGGCGACGGCCTGCACGAGATTACGCTTGATTTCCTTTTTCATGCCGATTTCTGTCAGCCACGAACGGTGTGGGATTCTTTGCTGCAGGCGGCAAGCGGCCATAAAGCGTTGCAGTTGTCGCACGGCAACGGGCTTTTGATCGGTTCGTTCGTGATTGCCGATGTTAAACGCACTACTACGTACAGCGCCGACGACGGCACGCTGTATGCTTTTGAATGCCAGATCACCCTGAAAGAGTATGTTGATTCCGACCCGTTGAATACGAAGCGCAAAGGGCAAAAGGGCGTGGCGCAGGCTATCCAACAGATCGGTAAAAAGTTGCCGTTTGTGGCGAAAAACAGCGCGGTTGTTTCACCGGGGAACAAAGGGTCTTTGGTTTCCGGCATGGTGGCAGGTAATGCTCTGCAAATGACAAACGGAGCAGCCGGGATCTCTACACTGGCTGATAGTATATCATCACAAGCAGCGTCTCAGGCTGCGGAGCTGAAAACAGCGACAGCCGGGATAACGGCATATTCTGCCTCAATTATCCAGCAGGCTCGCTCTCTCACAAGCGCTGTGCAAACGCAATCAGCGGCGGCTATCGCTTCTGTCACCGGCAGCACCTCCGCTATTTCCGGCTACAGCGCCGATATAACCAGGGTGCTGTCAAACCTCCCCGGTCCTTTGGCGGCAGTGTCAACGCGGGTGGCGGCTCTCAATAGCAAGATATCCTCTTCAGCCCTCAAAACTACGACACTAACGCAGGTTGCAGGCGGTAATGTTTCCGAGCTAAGCCTCCGGGCCGGGATTATCACAAGGATATTGCCCAAATGACCTATATTACTCACATAACGACCGATGGTGAGCGCTGGGATCTGCTGGCGTGGCGGTATTACGGCGACCCGTTGGATTATGAACGTATTATTGCCGCTAATCCGGATGTGCCGATAATCCCGGTGTTGCCGTCCGGAGTCATGTTGAATATCCCGGTCATAGATACCCCGGCAGCAGAGTTGTCAACCAGTGAGGAGTTGCCGCCATGGCTGTGACCACCCCCCAGCCCCCTCCTTATAAGGAAGGAGGGGGAGTGACTACCCCCCAGCCACAGTTCAAGCTGGTCTATGGTCAGAAGGATGTGACCACGGAGTTAAGCCCGTTCATCCTCTCTATCACGTACACCGACGTGCTGGCAGGGGAAAGCGACGAGTTGGAGGTCAACATTGAAGACCGGGACCAGCGTTGGAAAAACGGCTGGTTCCCCGGCAAGGGCGACAGTCTGGCGCTGTCAATCGGGTATCACGGTTCGCCCCTGGCTGCTATCGGCGGATTTTCCATTGATGAGATTGAGTTTAACGGCACTCCCGATACGGTGAGTATTCGCGCTCTGGCGGCAGGTGTCGCTGCGGCATTACGCACCATTAATACGACTGCATATGAGACGAAAACACTGAAAACAATTGCAGAAGAGATCGCGGGTAAACATGGCTTGGTCTTGATCGGTGCCGGCAGTAATACCGGCAAGTCGTATGCCCGTATCACGCAGAATAAGGAAACCGACCTTGCCTTTCTGAATCGTTTGGGAGCGGCTGAAGGGGTTATTTTCAGCATCAAAAACGGTGCGCTTGTCTGGCACGATCAGGCAGAACTTGACGCGGCAAAGGTTATTACCGTTATCAACCGCTCTGCTATGACGAGTTTTACCTTCAGGGCAAAGACGGCAACCACCTATAAGGCGTGCCAGGTGAGTTATCACGACCCGAAAACCAAGAGCCTCAAAACTTATACCGATGCAGCTGCCGGCGTACCAAGTGGTGATACGCTGAAAATTGTTGAACGGTGCGAAAGCCTTGAACAGGCAACGGCAAAGGCAAAAGCGGCTCTGCGTGATAACAACGGTAAACAGGTTGAAGGGAGCATATTGTTATACGGTAACGAAAAGTTGCGGGCAGGCTGTAACATCGAAGTGAGCGGCCTTGGGCTGCTGGACGGGGTTTATCAGATTTTGAAAGCGGTTCACAGCATGGAGCGGGCCGGTGGTTATATCACGTCTCTTGAGCTGTCTACAACCACGGCACAGAACAAAAACCTGAAGAACCTGAGAAACGATGCGCGGGTGACGAGATAGCCCTCACCCTATCCCTCTCCCAAAGGGCGAGGGTATTCAGTTCGCCTTGCGGCGGATAGGAGCCATGACTTGAAGATAGGAATCGTGACAACAACCGACCCGGCTATCTGTAAGTGTCGCGTGCTGTTTGAAGACCAGGACGGCATGACAAGCGACTGGTTGCCGGTTATGCAGAAAAAGACGTTGCAAGATAAGGCGTACTGGATGCCGGACACCGGTGAGCATGTTGTATGCCTGATGGATGATAATGCGGAGTTCGGCGTGATTATCGGGGCTATTTATTCCGACGCGGATACGCCGCCAGTCAGCAGCAAGGACAAGTATCATGTTCGTTTTAATGATGGCACAACGCTTGAGTATGACCGGGCAGCACACTTGCTTAAGGCCGACGTTAAAGGCGATATTAACGTGCTGGCCACCGGTAAGGCCGATGTGACGATTGACGGCAAGACGACCTGGATCAGTAAGGGGACGATTGATCATGACGGCGGCAGTGGATCAGTAAAGGGTATAGTGCAGGGGGCGTGTATTTGTGCGTATACCGGCAAGCCGCATGCACATATTTCATCAAATGTGATGGCGAGTATTTAAGGGGAAAGTATGGCACTCAGCGCGAGCAGTATGGCAGGCAGGATACAGGCGGCAGTGGACGCGATTGCAGGCCAGCAGACGACCGACGCGGCGGGCATGGCAGGGTATCGTATGAACCTTTATACGGCGATGTCCCAGGGGATTATTGAGGAGATTGTTGCCAACAGTGAACTGGTACCGGTCAGTACTGATTCGGGCGCAGCTGGAGCCGGTATCATCACCGGGAAGGTGAAATAATGAGTACGCTTATAGCAGATATAACCGCCGCTGATTGGAGCATCAAGATAGGTGAATCGGGGCAAATTGTCGAAAACATCGATGATATCAGCCAATGCATCCGTATCATAGTCGGTACACCAAAAGGATCCCGGCCGCATGAGCCGTTGTTCGGGTGCGATGTCTGGAAATATCTTGACCGCCCTTTTAGTGACGCTCTGCCCGGTATTGTGGCTGAAGTGACAAGTTCGCTAACCGAGTGGGAGGGAAGGATCAGACTTATCAGTGTGACGGCTATCCAGGGCGATGCGGCGGCAGGGGAAATCACTATACAGGCGGAGTGGACAATGAAGGGTCACGCTGCTGACATCTACACAACCGAGGTAATAATTTAACCCTCACCCTATCCCTCTCCCAGGGGGCGAGGGGATTCAATTCGCCTAAAGGCGGAAAGGAGCATGATTTGAGCCTGCCAGAACCATCATTTATAGAGCGCGACCCGGTTGTTGTTACTGCTGATTTAAAGGCGTCATGGGAAGCGGCCACCGGTAAGGCGCTGTATCCCGGCCAGGTTGAAAGCCTGCTTATTGATCTGATCGCATATCGCGAAACTCTTGTGAGAATCGGCATTCAGGAGGCGGCAAAGCAGAACCTTGTTGCCTTTGCGGTTGCGCCGATGCTGGATTATCTGGGGGAGCTGGTGGGGGTTGTCCGGCTGGATGGTGAAGCAGATGATCAGTTGCGCGAGCGGATCAAGCTGGCCCCTGAGTCATATACAACCGCAGGCAGCCGGGGCAGTTATATCTATCATGCGAAATCAGCCGATGTTTCAGTCGTTGATGTTGCGGTCGGTTCTTCGTCACCCGGCGTGGTGGATATATATCCGCTCACCTCTTTGGGGCTGCCGTCACAGGCGGTGCTTGATGCGGTTATGGCGGCCTGTTCTGCCGAGGATGTCCGCCCGCTTACTGATTATGTGCAGGTGTCCCTTCCGGTGCAAACAAGTTTTGGCATCAGTATTGTTCTGACGCCGTACCAATGGCCGGATCAGGAGACCGTCAGGCAGCAGGCGGCGGATAGCCTGGCTGCATTGACGACGGCTGCTGCGGCTGTGCTGGGGCGCGATATTACGGTGAGCGCCATTGTCGCCGCAGCCCACCTGCCAGGAGTTTACCGCGTGGATGTGGCCAGTCCGACGGCTGATGTGGTTGTGGCTTTTAACGGGTTTCCCGTTTGTACCTCAATTGTCGTGACACTCGGTGATGCAGTCAATGGCTGATGAGCGTCTTATATCTCCCGGCATACGGGATGAGTCTATGCTGGCGTTTAATGAGCTGATAGACCGCCTGGGCGACATTCCGCTTGATCAGCTGCTGGTCAATCTTGTGGATAATGTGACGGCGAGCGCTTTGCCGCATTTGGCCGAGCAGTTTCATGTTACCGGTCTGGAAGGGTGGGCGCTGTGTGCCACCGAGGCAGACCGGCGGTTGCTTGTTAAACGTGCCCTGCAGTTGCATCGGCACAAGGGGACGCCGTGGGCGGTGAAGGAGGCACTGGCCAGCGTGGGTTTTGGCGGGGCAACAGTTGCAGAGCGGTTGCCGCAGACGTGGTTTGACGGGGCTGTATATGCAGATGGCAGCGTGCTGTATGGTTCCGGAGCAAATTGGGCAAAGTTCCGTATTTTGCTGGATTTGGGAGAAAATCGCGGTATTACGCAGGCAGAATCTGCGCTGATTGTTGCCGTGGTTGCCGAATGGAAAAACGAGCGGAGTCATCTTGACCGGGTTGAGTTTAGGGCGGATACGTTTGACAAGGCCGATATTAACGATTCTCAGACGACCTCTGCACATGCCATAGCCTCCGATATCCTGCCATGGGGGATACGATACGATGGATCACTAAGCTACAACAATGCCGACGTTCAGGCGTTCAATGGCTCCATGACTTACGGCGGCACTCGGTTGTGGAGCGGATGGGCAGCGACAAGAACATTACACAACAACTCATGGGAGAGCGGCACGCAGGCAGCTCACGTGACGGCAAGTGATCAACAAAAGGCGCTGCTTTTTTATGACGGTTTGGCGGATTTTAATGGATTTGAGGACTTTGGCGCTGCAGGCGCACCAATAAAAGACGGTAGAGCAAAGATTGTAGTCCGAAAGCATTATCTGTATGACGGGAAGCACACTCACAACGGTGCGACCGGCTACGCAGTAGATATGTTTTACCGGGGAATTCACACCATTCAGGAGATACGGATATGAGAGAGAAAGATTTTGTGGCGATAAGGGGCGACTTCCGTCTTGTTGTCAAAAAGAACGGCGTGGTGGTTGAAGAGTATGAAGACCACAATATGATCATGGATGTGGCAAAGGATGCTATGGCGCAGTTGGTTGGCGGGTCCGGGAGCGGTAAGACCATCACTAAAATAGGATTCGGGACAAACGGCAATGGGCCATTTCCGACAGATACGACGCTGACCGGCAGTTATAGCAAGAACGTTGCCAGCGTGAGTTATCCCACAACCGGCCAAGTACAATTTAATTGGCTGCTGACCACAGCTGAGGCCAACGGTATGGCTATCACTGAGTTTGGGCTTATTTGCGGAGACGCAACTCTTTTCGCCCGAAAGACACGGGGCGCAATAGAAAAGCAGGATGATATTTCGCTTGACGGCAGTTGGACTATTATTTTTTAGGAAGGAGTAAACAATGGCAAACGTAGCAGAGGTCGTACAATACGACGCCGGGATCTACCAGATCGAGACAACCGACCCGGTAGTCGGCGGAGCAAGCGGTATCGCAAACGTGCAGGCAAAACAGCTTGCAAACCGTACCGCGTTTTTGAAGCAGTTTGCGGACGAGTTGACTGCAGCACGCGGGGACAAGGAAAGTCTGGATGCACGTCTTGATACCTATGACCTGCTTGACCCAGAGATGCAGACCAACATCGGCCAGATGGTGATAGCGGCTCTGTCCGAAGCAGGCATTGCCAACCGGGAGCTGCAGACGCTCCTTACCAAACGGATCCAGAGAGGTTCAACAACTCTCCGCAACACGGGTGTTGTTTCTGGTTGCGATGCGACTGCTGGCGGCACCGGTCGATTGGTCAATCTGTCGGCTGGCAAGATATACGTTAATGGGCAGATAATCCCGATTGGGGCACAAATCAGTACGGCATCAATCGCCCAGAACACCGGGACCGCCACCGGGTATGTGGAGTTGTATCTTGACAGCTCCGGAGATCTGAAAGCGACCAACCTGGACGGCGTTTCTCCGGTAAACACGATGGTGCTTTACCGGGTAACTGTGCCAGCTGGTAATACCGCCGAAGACTTGTCCGGATGCACACTCACCAAAACTGCATCTATTCAGGCAGCGTACCCTGTCTACTACACAGCATACCCAAAAGTGTCCATCGTTTTACCATTTGCAATGCCAAATAATGATTACTCCGTAGACCTGGAAGTGACCGGATACAGCGGCGGAGCTACACAGCTTGGCGACGTATTCGCAACAAATAAGACAACCACCGGTTTTGACATCGTTACCAATGGCACAGCAGACAATATTGCCGTGCGCTGGGCAATGACCAAATACAACCTGTAGGCAAATTAAAAAGGAGACATAACGATGGCGACAATTATTACCAAAGATGCGTTGAGGCAGTCGGTTGAAGCGGCCACAGGAGGCCAGTGTACAGTGTTGTACGATAGCCAGGGATTTGCCAATTATATGCGGATCATTCCCAAGTTCCGTTGCGAGGACATCAGCGCCAACCTCGGAACCGGAGTCTATCCCGGATTCATCGTAGGCGGAGTAGAAAAAAGCGAGATATTCCTTGGGCAGTACAACGCTGTCAACATGAACGGCCTCGGTGTTTCTCAGCCAGGAATGGCTCCATACGTCAACATCAGTTTTAACAATGCAAAGCTTGCCTGTACCAATAAAGGCACCGGCTGGCATATGATGTCTAATTGGGAGTGGGCAGCTATCGTTCTCTGGTGCATCAAAAATGGTCTGCCACTGGTACGCGGCAATACATATTACGGCCAGTCTCACGCAAGCCCATTCGAAACAGGCCGCCGCGTCGACGGAGGCCAACCTGGTAATACCGTAGGAGCAAACCAGGCAACTCTCAATGGATCCGGTCCAGCATCATGGCGACACTCCGGCGACTTCACCGGCATTAGCGATCTGGTTGGCAACATTAATGAGTGGCAGGATGGCATGAAGCTTGTCGACGGCGTAATCAAAATGCCTTCCGACAACAACTACACCCTGCCAGAGGCCAGCTGGCCGGATTCACTGGCTCGTATTGCATCAGCAGTAGCAGGCACAGCCAACGCCGCCACAGGGGCATTAGTGCTGACCGAAACAGCAGTAGCCGACGTAAACCGTGGGCCAGCGATACAAAACGCTGCATGGAGCTCTACTGTAGCAACATTGCTCACGACTCCAGCCGTTGCGCTCAAAATGAAGCAAGCACTTCTTGCGCCTTACGACACAGCAGCCAACATGGGCAGCGTCCTCGGATACATCTACGCCAACAACACCAACGCGCCGTCTTTCGAGGCCATGCCGATCCGGGGTGGCGGTTGGGGCAACACCTCGAATGCTGGCCTGGCTGCCTTGAGCTTGTACTATCAGCGCTCCAGCGTGTACAGCATCGTCGGCTTCCGTCCCGCTTTTATAGGATAATCTGCAATCTGAACACCTGATCATCTGATGGGTTAGCAGGGGCGGTTTCTGCCCCTGCTGCCCTAATACTACTTTAAAGGAGAACATCATGGAAACAAACAACCCCCTCGACGGACTGAAAGCAGTGCAGGCATCACGCATCCGGGACGGGTTCTTACAGGCACCACTTAACGGACATTTGACTGCAGGTGGTTTCAAAATGGACGCCAAGCGTGAAGACATCGACAATCTGTCCAGACTTCGCGACCGACTGGTTGAGACAGGCACTACCAGCACAACCACCACCCTCCGTGATTACGACAATCAGTTCCACACTGTGACTGTAGCCGAACTTTCCGAGATCGTCGGCGAACTGGTTGATTTCGGTCTGGGATTATTTGCCCGTAAATGGGAGCTGGAGCAGACACTTGCAGCAGCAGAAACCGAGGAAGAAGTTCTGGCAGTTGTATGGTGA